GTCAACAACATCCAACAACAACGACTCTCCAACCCAGAACAATCTGAATTGATGGCCGAAATTTTCGAACCTTTCGACCTCAACCAAGCCGTAACCGATGCAGGAAACAACTTCTACTCTTTGTACCTGCTAACTATGAACGACGAATTCATAGAAGACTACAAACCATCAAAATTCTGGAACGACCTGTACTACGTACGTGAGTGCTTCAACCTCACTCATGATTACGGATACAAACACCACCTGAACGCCCAAGGCGAATCAGACGACGAAGACGACCAAGAACAAACAGGACTAATCCACAGCCTCAAGAAACTCTGGACTTCATCAAAAAACACAGCTACAACTATCGGAAGCGCAATCATCACAGCTCTCGATAAACTCTGGAATTGTTTTAGCGACTTTTTCGGATTCCTTAGCAAACCCGTGTTTCAATTCCTCAACAAGATCAAAGACCACATCAGACGACTTATCATCGACCAACTCACCGACCTTGCAGAAGAAATCGTACTAAATATGAGAGACGGCATTCTATTCAAGGGACTTTCCCTAGCCGTCATTCTATTTGGACTCGCGACATTCGCCATAGCCCACGTCATCACAGACTCACTCATGAAGACCGCCTTCAAAGCGGTCACTGAGTGGATCTCAGCATACCGAACCCGAGTATACGCCCAATCCGACGACGAACACGACAACACAAACACAATCATCAACACAATCTCAACCATGTTTGACCTAAGCAGACCACACATGCAGAAAGTCAAATCCGTGTGCATGTTCCTTACGGCCACAATGGCTGGAGGAACTGCCCTCTACACATTCTCTGGACACCTCTTTTCGCTGCTACCAGCAGCGTTGAGAACTGCTCTCATTTACAAATGGGGCTCCACAAGCCTCATCGCAAAATACGACACCCGCGTTTGGGTATCCAACGCCAACGCGGTCCTCCAAGTTTCCAAAGTACCCTGCGTTTTACGCAGTGATGTATATTTCAAAAAGATCAAAGACCTTCTCAAAGAAGGAACCGACCTCATTCACAAAGTACCCGAAACCAACACAAAAATGCTAATCCTAGGACCATTCATCAAACTAGGAGCAATTGCAACGACTCTGACACAATACAAGAACACTCCAACAACCCGCAAACACCCATTTGCAGTCCACCTTTTCGGCCCACCCGGAATAGGAAAGACTCTTGTCACAGAAAAACTAGCAACCGAAGCATTCGAAATCTACCCCGAAGAAATCTACTCCCGTAATGTCAATGCTGATTATTGGGATGGATGCGCGGACCCTGCCATGGTAGTAATGGACGAATTCATGGTAGGCGACGACGCAGACAGACTGAGAACTGGCAAAGAATACCTTACCCTAGTATCAACCGGACAATTTCAACCACCAATGGCCTCAGTTGACAACCCAACTGTTGGCATCAAAGGCACGATCATACAACCTTCTGTAGTATGGTCAATGAACAACAATGCCTACTTTGCAGTAGAAGGCATTGACCGAATCGCACTCAACCGCAGACGAAACCTTGTAATTGAAATGGCACCTAATGCCAGGACATACAAAGGCGAACCAAACAAAGTAGACCTCACAGCTTACAACCGCAAACAAATCCAATCACTTGACTGGGCACTCTTCCGCTTAGTCAGCCCCGTACCACTTCCAGGGAACACATCCCATGGACCGTGGATGGATTACAAAACATTAGTAGCAGACATCAAAACTCGTTACACAAACCACACCGAAGCATGTGAAATGATAGCCGACGCCATTGGCGGAGGCATGTCAGAAAAAATAGACCCAGAAGCACTCATCAACGAAGCTCTTAGAACAAGCTACGGACTTCCCGGTAAAACCCCCTCAATCAAAGAAGCTCTCCTTTCAATCGTAGGATTACATGCACAAAACGACGACGACGTCGTGTCACCAGGTACCCCTTGGCACGAAGTTGAAGTTGAAGATCAAGGCGACGACACCCTACCTGTCAACCCTAATCAAAATGCAGCCTCTATTGACGCACCCCGTCCAATTCCCCCTTCTTATGGACCACCAACCATAGAAGGAGAACTTGATAGGGACACTGAACGCTCACCAACCGAAGACAAAGCACTGGAATACCATCTCCACCGGTGCTGTGGTCAAACCCGCGTTCACAAAACCAAGAAAGGAAAAGAACGAATCCGATTTTACTGTCACAAATGCCAAAAAGAAGACCCTTGCAAAACACACGTCATCACAAAAGACGGCAAGATGTTCACCGCATACAACAAGAAAATCACAACACGCGCTGTAAACAACCACGAAGGATTCCATGATTTAGCACACGCCCATGTGTGTGCTGAAACTGGATGTACATTCAGAATCACCCATTCCCATGTAGCAAAAACACATCCTCCACTCTACTGTAAATACCACATCGCAGCCCTAAAACAAGATGAAAACTACCAATCATGCAACGACGTCGCTTACAGCGACGGCGGACAAACCAAAGGTGTAGCACGTTACAACTGCTTCATCGAAGGTTGCACAAAACAAATTGGAACAGCAACATCACCATCAGGACCAAAATTCTGTAAAGACCACCAAAATAGATCACCACGACACGAAGAACTTTTTACCGACTTACGTTGGAGCAACGTCAGAATTGACGAAAGCGAAGACGTACTAGAACTCAAATACGACGAAGACGGAAAAATTTCACGACAATACTTCGAGACAATAATGCGCGTGATTGGTAGTGTAGGACCCGATCTCCTCACATACCATCTCGCATCATGGAACCAACCACTCTACTCAGATCCATGGAAATCACTCAAAGTAGGCATAGCAACTGGAGCGGCCTTTGGCCTCCTCAGTTGTCTTGCGATCAGCATCAAGAACCTCATTCAGGGCTCTGCCGAAGAGAATCTCTCTTTCGGAGCTCAGTCTGAACGAACCAACAACAATTCTGCCCCACCTCCAAGGCAGAAACGCGACTTCACACGAAATTGGCGTGTGCGTGCACAAGCCAATAAAGACATTGAATCAATGGATCTCCGCTTCGGAGACCGAACCATCAAAGTATACCCGTTGGGAGGCAAAACATTCCTCACCTTCCTACACGGAGTCAAAAAGACACTACAAGAATCAGACGATATCGACATGACTATCGAAGTCGATAATCGCCCAATAACGACAAAATTCGTCGAGAGCCTCTCTCTCGCCGACCCCAACGCAGACATGTTCATCTTTAACTTTGAACATAAACGACTGAACCCATACTCGAACAACCTGAAGAAATTCATCAC